TGCGGCGCCGGCTTGATCTTCAGCTTTTCGGCGGCGCGCGCCTTAGCAACGGTCAGCGAGTCCATGCGCTCATCTTACAATAGTGCTTGAATAGGAATACGAATCGTGATACGCTTCCATATTGTCGCTGAATTAAGAATGAAGAGTTTGCAATCTCAAGTAGATTAACCGACACGCCACTTCGGGATCATCTTGCTCACGCACATGCGAATCACGTCACAACTATGATCGTTTTCCTTGATTGGCTCCTCCTCTCCGCGTTTGGCTGCTTTCTCGCTCCAGGAATAGCCCTCAAGCTCCTGCCTGGTCTTGGGGTTGTTCCGCGCGTGGATCCGGTACATCCCGGCCTTGAGCGCTACCGAGACACGCCTGATACCCTCCAGCACCTCATTCTCGCCGTTCATCACCTGATAGCCGCGCTTGACGAGCTCCAGCTTGAAACTGGCTGCGCTCGGATCAGCGATGACCACGAGCCCGCGGCGTTCGCGGCCCACGAAGGCATCAAAATCATCGGCGTATTCCGAATCGGTCTTCTGGCGCCGCTTTTCCTGAGAGTCCCAGTAATACTCGCGTTCTTGCCAGAGCGTCTTGCCATCGTCGAAAATCTCCAGAAAGACACATGGGTTGATCGTTCCATAGTCCACGCCGATGTAACGAGCCGCAAAACTGGTCAGTAGGGCTTGCGGCCGATCAGCGTCCGTGTAATAGCAGGCGTTGCCCAGCACATCGCGATAGATCGCTGCCTCGGCCACAACCCATTTGCCGAGAATATAGCGTTCGTAAAACACGCCCGTATAGAGCTGCTTCTGACTTTCGATGTATTCGGTGCTGAGATTTGGGTTGTCATCCATCGTGTAGTGGCCATACGAAAGCATCCCGAGATTGCGCAGCTTTTCGTTGTCGATGAACTCTGTTTTGAGCCAATGCAACGGATTCGCAGGATTCAACGTGCCATAGAATCTAGATCCTTCAGGAGACATGCGCGTGAGCAGCATTTGAAAGAACTCTTGGGGCATCAGCTCGATTTGATCACCAATCACCACGCCCACAGTGAGCCCGCGGATGTATTTCTCGCTGCCCTCATCCTTGGCGCCCATGACGAGCCAGGAAGACTCACAAAGCCGTAGCAGCCCAGATTGATGGTTATAGGTGTAGTTTGAGGGCCCAACAAGGTTGAAAAGGTCGTTCAGCACATTGTTGAAGATGGTCTGCTTCGATACGCCTGTAATGACCCGCCAGCCATTCACCGGATAGCGACAGGCGTAGAGGGTTTTGGGGTGCAGAGCCCACGTTTTGCCGCTGCGAACGGCGCCATCGAGCAGATTGATGCGAGCATCGAGTTCGATCGGGCGATAAGCGAAGCGGCGCAACCTTTCACCATAATTCAACATCATAATGTTCTCGGTTTTCTGGGTTTACCGAGTTTAGCAAGTCGCATTTTCTGCATGGCTTATTCATCTGGCGCTTTTGGCAATGCCTCATATTGCTGACGAAATTCGGCGAGCAGTTCAGCGAGCGGATCACCTGAGACTTTCAGTTCTGTCTTATCGCGCCATTCTTCCGGTTTGCGATTCTTCAACCAGAAGATCATGGAAGTTGGATCAGGCGGCACATGCTCAACGTATTCGACTTTCACCGCTTCGCTAGCCCCAGCCGGCATGAAGATCTTCACCGCATCAAACGAATAGCCGGTTGCTCGCTCATATAGCGATCGCTCGACTTGAGCATCAGCAATCTCTTTCCCTGTTTTTAAGGCGGCTAGGAATTCCGGATATTTTGCGCGCCAGTTGCGCAGTGTTTGTAAGCTAACCCCAAATTCGTGAGATAGATCGAGATTGGTAGCACCCGCCAAGCACATTTCTTTTGTGCGCTCGACATATTCAGGCTTGTATTCGGTTGGGCGTCCAGCGGGCATGAATGAATTCTACGCCGCCTTCGCCCACTTGCCGGGGCTGATTTCTGTGAATGTGGGGATCAGTTGCGGGAATACTTCGACAATCCGCAGTTGCGCGATGCGCACGGTGGTGATGACGGCAACGGGCTGGGTCTGCGGTTTGGGCATTGCAATCACGAGACCATGATACCGCAGGTTGTCAAATTTCGTACGGCCGATTCGCAGAGGCATGATATCATATTGTCGATGGATTCGCGCAACGTTAACTACGCCAATCAGTTACGTCGTTCATTAACACACGCGGAAGAACGGCTTTATTCGGAGTTGCTGGTCGCTTTCAAGAATTCCTCGATCATAGTGGCTTGCCAGGAGCCGATAAGCTACTACATCGCAGATTTCATGCTCTACCCGCAACGCATTGCGATTGAGTGTGATGGCGGATACCATCTCACGCCCAAGGCTCAAGCCTATGATCGGCGACGCACTACCGCAATGAATCAGCTTGGGATCCGCGTTCTGCGCTTTACAAATCGACGGGTGCTTTATGAAACGACCGCAGTGATTCAAGAGATTCTAGCCGCTTGTGGACCGTTAGAGCCAAAGTCCGACGGAGGCCCGCATGTGACGATTTGTCCACCTCATCGCGCTAACGCCTCTGGCCGCAAGGCTAAGCGCAAATGGTCTGAGCTCTTGTTTTATCGGCTCCGTTAGAGGTATCTCGGTTTCCCGCGCAGCCAGTCGTAGACCCACAGGTAGGCAGCTGCAGCGAGCACGGCTAACTCAGGCAACGAAAGGACGATCAGGAGTTTCATGGCGTTCAGGCTTTCTAGGGGAAGCGCCCACGCCGCCCCGTAAGACGGCGCAAGCGTGCTCTAATGCGGCTGCATCCCAGTCCCCCTTACTACCGCGCGAGCCGCTGCGCGATGCTAGCTTGTGGGTGGTGTCAATGGGGTTGGATTGGGCAATAGCGCCGTCAGTGATGCGACTGTGACCGGCTGGCCTGTTGCCGTGCTCCAGGCGTTGATTGCCGCCGTTACCAGCCCTTCAAGCGCTTCGATGGCTGTTACGGGCAGCGCAAGAGCAGGATCGAGCGCCTGGATCTCAGCCAGAACCTCATTCGATACCTGCTCGATTTCCTGCACAACGGTCCTCCCACCGCTCCATCCGCTTCGGATCGTTCGGAGCGTCGGTAGTCGCCAGTTCGGAGAGTTCCGCTTCGCGACGTTGCAAATCCTCAAGCTCGGCTGCTGCTTCATCACTATAGGTGTGATTCCATAGCCTCTTGTAACCACTCTCGATCAGGCTCCAGCCGTAATGCAATTTCGCCATTATCCTGATTTTGGAGTCCAGATTGACTGCGACAGCATACGCATTCATCAATGCCACAAGAACAGAAAGCCAAATGGGGACGCCAATTGGTAACTTGGCAACCAGAGCGAAGACGGCACCGGAGGCCAGAAAAAACGAGAGGCCAGTAATCCACTGTTTTCGCAGGGAATAAAGGCTTGCAAGATCGCCGAAATACAGTGAATACACTTCGGCGGAAATCCGCCTTTTCCATACTTCGTTGATTTGATCGGACGTCAGCATTGCAGACCTACTTTCAAACGCTCCCGGCCCCTTGCGAGGCCGGAGGCGTGCTCTTGCACTATGCGGCTGTATGGATCCCCCTTACTACCGCGCGGGGTACTGCGCGATGCTGCCTAAACCGGAGGCGGAACAGGTAGCGTGCCAGGGTCAACGCCATCGGCGGCTTCCTAATAGCCCTCAATCAGCCTGTTCCCCCTGTCCGACCGCTCGCTGCTACGACGTCAATGTTTGCCTCTTCTTCGGTCATAACGTCCTTTCCTGCGATCATATCTCCCTCATTTCAAAGCCTGTTCTACATCCTCAATGCTGCGGGCGACGATGTACCGATGGCCCTCGCGCTCAACCTGCTCTTGAAAACTCTTTTGCAGCTCGCTCTGCTTGCCCTTGGCGGCTTTGCACTCGATCCAGAGTGGCACGATAGAACGACCGTAGCATCTATGGTCTTCATCAATAGGCTCACCGCACTGCTCGAATGAAAACGCCAGCACGTCAGCCATCCCAGGCACACCCGCTTTGATGAACCGCTTGCCGTCCGGCGTGGGCATGGCCAGCGTGTTCATGCGGAACGCTAGAATGTGCCGCGCCGCCAGATAGTCCAGAACCGCCTTCAAAACCTGTCCTTCCGGTGTCATTGCTTTTTGCCTGTAATCCGGTACTCGAACGAATCTGTGCCCTCTTTGCGCCGGCGCTCCACGATGTAGCCGCCATAGCGTGCCTTGCGAAGGTCCCTGATACGCGCCGACATGGTGCTGTCACAGTAAAACTCGCCCGTTTTGCGCTCGATTTCGCGCTGCACGAAGTAGGGCGTGACCCACTCGTGGATCAGCAATACATCCTTCACTGCGTCGATCAGCCGCGGCCTGCGCGCGCGCGGCGGCTCCAGGTCGAGTGAAAGCTGGACCATCACTTGCCCGCTTTCTGGCCGCGACGGAAGGCTTCGATGATTGGCTTGTTGTGCTCGCACGGCCACGGCTTGAGCAGGTCCGCAATCTCCGGCGGCACTTCCGGCTCCGGCTCGCCGTATATCACTCTCAGAATGGCCGCTAACCTTGTCCTCGTCGCATCTCCGTTGAGGTTCGGCGGCGGTCACTTACGCGCCTTTCTCCGCTGGCCGTCCTCACGGCTCTCCAGCCACGTGCGGATCGCGGTGCGCCTGTAAAGAATGGTTCTGCCGATAGAAACTCTTGGCGGTCCCATTCGCAAGGTGTGCCACCTGTGAAGAGTTCTCGGGCTGATGTTTAGCTCCCGCGCGAGATCATCCGGCGCAACAAACTCGCCAGCAATCCTCGCCACGCCATAAGGCAAATACAGAAACGGCCCAATCGCGTCGCCAATTGCTTCCTGCATTCCCTCCGGCAACTTCACCTTTGCGCTCATACGCCCTCCTATCGGCCGCCTGCGCGGTCATGCTGCGCGTTACTCTCCAGCCACCTGTCCGTGGCCTCGTCCGCCTCGTGCGCCGCCTTGTCGTAGCGCGCCTGCCGCTCTGCCGTGAGCGGGGCCGTGCCTGTCCGCGCTCCAAATCGCATCCCCTTGGCGAACTTGCGGTCCTTGAAATAGAAAACATTGATCGTCTCGCCGCGTGCCTCGTCTGCCCGTGCACAAACCAGCAGCGTCTTGCTCACGGCCTCCACGTCCGCGCCTGAGTCCCGAGCGGCGTATGCGATGACCTGGGCCAGCATCTGCACATCGTAGGGACCGGCAGCGAGGCCCAGCTCCTCAAGAAGCCATGATGCGGCCATGAATTCGCCGTTTGCTGCGTGCTTGACGGTCATTCGCGATTGTTCCATGCAGAAACCGCTGAAGTTGCGCTCGACGTCGCCGCCGGACTTACCCCACATTTGGGATTCTGGCATTTCACCCAGTAATACGCATACTTCGGATCATTGTTGGGAAAAACGCTACTTGGCCACCCGTCGCACTTCAAAAGAGCTTTTGACCCACAGAATGGGCATGGGTCAAGAACAACTCCAGATTCCAATTCGACTAACATTTGAATCTCCTTTTCCTGAAAGTTTTGCGCGTGAATTCGTGCGAGAATTTCAAAACCCCGCAAATCATACAGGTTACTGCTTTTGAATGATCCACGTTCGCGTTCACAAACAACCATCCTGCGGTCCGTAAAGGGCCGTGCGTTTCTGTTCCCTCTGACAAACCAAAAGAACCTGGGGCCGCATAGGATTCCCCGTGTTCTGGGCCGAAGAGCACTAATCCCGGCCAAACCCGCCCTGCGGTCAAGGGCGGAAGTCCCTACAGCGTCAGAAGTGCAAAAGTCAGGCCGTTCAAGTGCGCTCATCCTGTATGCGCGGCCTACTCTGCGGATGAAGTCACCATGACAGAGCACAGCCAG